TTATTCGATATCATTCAAATCATCTTCGTGGATTACAGTAATCGATATGTAGTCACCCCACCTTCCGTATCGCTGGTAAAGGGTGATGCCTGTTTTGTTTGGGTCTACAAAGTGAGTGAACGGTACGAAATCAGAAAGAACATATGAGTGATTACCGTAAAGGGTAACTTCGCCTGTTTCCCGGTCGTGGGTGATGGCTGTTATCTCCGTAAAATTATAAAACAGATATTCAATAATCGACTTCCAATTCCATACCGGCATTTCGTTAGCCCGCCTTCGCAGATGTCTTTTTAGCAACGGCTTTGACCACGGGGCTTAGGAATAAGTCCTTCTCTGCGGCTCTACGCGCAACGAGTCCGTTCAGGACTTTACCGCCGCCTTTGTTCCAGCGCTCGAATTCCTTGGCAGCACCAGCAACGTCACCAGAGTTGAGTTTTCGTAAAAGTGTTGATCCTGCAAAAGCACCGGGACCAATGTTGTAAACGAACGATACCAACGCGCCGTACTGGTTCTCGTTTATCTGTGCTTTCACAAGGCGAGAAACATCAGCCTCAAAGCGCTTAAGGTCTTCGGCAAGAAGTCGTTCGGCTTCCTTTTCGGTGATCTTCTTTTTCCCAACATCTTCACGTTTAACGGTTCGGGTATGTCCGTATCCGATTGTAGGTATGTGGGCAGGACAAAGGTAAGCAGTTGTTCTAAGTCCTTCAAACCTTTTGATAAGAGAAAGTGCGGCTGAATTGATAGCCATAATGAATACCTCATAAGATAATTGTTTCTTATGGGTATTTATGGTCTTGTATTAGATGAATACCGACATACTACATATGGTAGTTGGTAGTAATTGCTAATATATGCATTGGGGTCTTAGGTAATTAAAGTAAAATCATAAAAAGTCCCAGAAAATAAGGGTTCTAGGTGTGTAACGGACGGACCTATAGTAAGGTCTTTCGTTACATCTTTTCCTAAGTCTACATATAGTATGTCTAGAATCCCGAAGATGTGATTATCGGTCGACTCCCATAGTGTTTTCGGCCATAACGGATGGAAACAAAAGAAGAACGATATGGAGAACTCGTACCAATGACCGATGATCTGGAATCTTCGATCTATCTGAAACTCATCACGACAGAGCGTGCGATACGGTCCAACTTCGCAGGCACCGGCCAATCCCGAAAGCGATCAATCAGCATCACGAGAGTCCTTGCCGAACAACTCGTAAGCCGTTTGTCGGTCAACTACACGTTCACAAAGGTTGGTAGGATCGTCCCCAAAGCCGAACTGGTAGAATTCGTGGCAATGCATCTGTGGGCCGTTCCTGATGAAGTCGCCAAGGCGTCCGGCCAACGCAACACCGATATCAGCCAGCCCGCCGCTAAAGCCATTGCCCACGGCCTCTTTCTTGCACTCGATCTGGAATACATCAGATCATACGAGTCTCAGGATTTTCTTGATCCATCGTCGCCAAGGTACATCAACCGTGCAAAGTAGGTCGACTTTCCCAAATCGGCTCGTAGCGCTTCCATTATAACGCCACGCGCCAAAACCCGGCTTTGTCAGCATTGACTTTTTTAGGGATAACTGGCAAAAATATGGTTAGCAAAATCTTGCAAAAAGGTTTGCTCAGCCCGCCTTGACCGAGAAGGTTTTTAACCGTGGTGGGTTCTATCTATCCAGTATGCCAGCACAACGTATTAGATGCGGCTAACGTGATAGAAGGCGGTCGGACGATATTCAGTTGTGAAGTCGTAATCCGACAAATCTTAGGTCAAATCGTACTCCCCCTTTGCAACGAAATGCAGGAAGGTGTGCACTACATCTACGCGCCCGAACCTCGCAGTGAGGATTCTGGCGTTTCAAACAACAAATGCATAATTAGGAGATTAACTTATGCTTAATAATAGTAATGTCTACGGCGTATGGCTCAAGAGGGGCAACGACGAGGAACTTGTATTCACCGATACGAAGATGGCTTGCCAACGCTACACGGAAATCGAGACTGCAAAGAACCCTACTCTTGCACACAAATGGCGTATCGGCCTGCTTCCAAAGGTCCGGGTAACTCTCAAGACCTACGCCGGACCGATTATCATCGCTGCATTCGACAGCGAAATCGACGCCACGTTCTTTCATTCAGACTTCGTCAAAATCAATAACATCGATCACGAACAAGTCGATATCCATATGGCCGCATAAGCAATCAACATCAAAGACAACCGGAAACCCTGCCTAACGGTGGGGTTTTTGTTTGCAGTCCAGTAGCCATATTGCAACCCGCCGTTTTATCAGCAATCTAACCCATAGTTGATTTCATAACGGGCTAAAGATGACAAAAGACAATGAAATTTGGAAAAATGACTTGCTCGATAGGGAACGTGATTCCGCGTATCTCTACAGCCTTATAAAAAACCGCTCGCACAAGCAAAAAAGTGAGGGTTCCGTCGTCATCAACATCGATGCGCGATGGGGGCAAGGAAAATCGTTCTTTCTTCAGAATATGTATCAACAGGTTCTCGAAGAAAATCATCCCGCCATACTAATTAATGCTTGGAAATACGATTACGTAGATGATCCATACACCTACGTTATGGCAGAATTGGAGAATTACTTTCAGTCTCTCGTGGAAAAACAAGAGGTAACGATAAAAGCAAAGATCAAGGAAAAAGCAGCAGCCGTCCGCGACAACGCTGGAAAACTTTTATGGTTAGGCATTAAAGGAATTGGAAAAAGAGCCACACGTTACGCGTTTGGCACCGCCGCAGATGAAATGGTGGAAGTTGTTGAGCAATACGCACCTTCTATTAAATCTGGTGCGGAAGGTGTTGTAGAGGACGTAGAAAAGCAACTTGTGGAAGTCACTGACGAAATTATCGGTGCTTACATTAAAAAGCGCTTGGACGATTTTCAAGATACCAAGGAAGCGCTTCAATCCTTCAGGGATAGCCTAGCCGCACTTGTCGATCTGCTTGAAAAAGATTTGAGTATGAAGATGCCGATGTTCGTCTTTATTGACGAGTTGGATCGGTGCCGTCCAACATACGCAATTCAAATGATGGAGCGCATCAAGCACCTTTTTGACGTCCCCCAACTGGCCTTCGTAATCGCTACCGACACGACGTCTCTTAGCCATTCTGTACAGGCTGTTTACGGTCCAAAATTCGACGGCAGAGAATATCTCGGTCGCTTTTTTCATCGAACATATAAACTTCCTCCAGCCCCACGGAAACGCATAGTTTCCGCTATGATTATGGTCGAAGGTATAGCGCTAGACGAGTGGAGTTTCCCTTGCGTCGACAAGAGCCTCGACGTCTATAGCGATTTCATCGACTTAACTTCTCGAAAGTTCGGACTTTCAATTCGTCAAACTGAACAATCGATGCAAATTCTCTTTGATATAACTTACGCTCACGACCAACGTTTTCCGCTGGAAGTGTTTTATCTATATATTCTTATTTGCCATTTCATATCGACTGGTGAACTTAGTGATGACGACTGGATGATAATCGAGACCAAAATAAAAGTGTTCGGGGACGAATGGTCAATAGACGTGGGAACGGGTCGAACCGGATTCTATGAATTGTTCCTAACAGTAAGAATGCTCTCTCAGATGCAGTTGGCAGACGCTTTCAATGAAATGACCAGCCGCCGTAGAAGTATTGATGACGCGGAATCTTCGTATTTTCACCACCGCCTCCGCGAAGAACTCATCCGAAAAAACGACGCGGAGAAACAAGGCGATCCCGAGTACACCGCCTATCCGGCTTTGATAAATTTCGCGAAGAATAGTTTTATCGATAAACAGGTTGGCATCGATGACAATTAAACGTGCAAATAAACTCGTCAGCAAAGTTGGTGATCCTTTCCACGTTGGATTGGCACTTACGACGCTTTACGTTGGCGCAGTCACGTATGAGATTCTAGTTGCTGGCATTTCTGGCAATGTCATCGAAGATAATGGTCTTAACAGCCTCGGTGATTTCCTTGCTGGTGTATTCGCACCAATAGCGTTTCTTTGGCTCGTTGTTACGGTTTTTCTTCAAAAACAGGAACTGGCCCTAACACGAAAAGAGATGGAGGAACAACGAAAGGCTATGCGCGACCAAGCAGATGAGGCGAAGGCAAACACGCTTTTTGTTGAGATGCAAACCACCATTATGAAAGAGCAAACCGAACACGCTAAATCCGTTTATATGAAGACTTCACGACTACAAATGTTCGACAAGAGAATGGAGGTCTATAATGAAATAAAAAAGATATCTGATATGTCTGTAGATGAATTAAGTGATATGAATGCGTATTTTGATATAGAGCACACACTCAATAAGGCGAGATATGTGTTTGGTGAGGACGACCAAATAAACAGGTGGATTCTTAGATTGCAAGATGCTGTATATCAACTCACTAACGGTGAGGTTGAACGATCAGATGTAATGGGGCAGATTATGGTTATAACCCACCCCGCGTCGATGAATGAAATGTTTGAAAGTTATCTTCTTCTGAGAGATTGATAGGTAAAGTTTAGGCTGAATTTAGGATTTATACATTTCGGACGGTTTATCTGTGGATGGTGATTTGATTTCTTATAGGAGGGAAACAATGACAACACCTCAAACCCCGTCCGTTATCGGTGATTTCTCCAGCCCTTTGATATGGACGGCTGCTTTCGGAAAGGCTCTCGTAAAGAAAGGTATTCTTACAAAAGCGGATGTGATCACTGAACTGAAGGCTTTCAAGGGAGTAGACGCCGAATTAGATATCAACGTCGACAATATGATCGCTACCATCAACCGGTGGTGATTTACACCGGATAATGTGACCAAGAGCCTCCGTTTATAGGAGGCTTTTTTGTTAGAAGACTTCGGGATTTGACCTATGAATCCGGAAAAGAAAAAATACAAAAATTCTTTTCTTTTTCCTTTTTTGCGTGGGAATTCCCAAAGATGGAAGGCCGTCGACTCTAAGGGGATTTCCCTTCAAAGTCAATGACTTAATTCGTTTATAGGCACAATAAAAGACTTCTGGAACAAAGTAACGGACGTTAGAATGTTCCGCGTTGAAATGTTGATAGAAGAACATATTCCTATGACGGATTACATTGCTTATTACCGAGTATCCACCCAACGCCAAGGCCAGAGCGGTTTAGGCTTGGAGGCGCAACAGAAGGCGGTACAAGGCTTTCTACAAGCGTCTGACAAGATCGTGGCCGAATACACCGAGATAGAGAGCGGCAAGCGTAATGACCGCCCTGAACTGGCAAAGGCATTGGCAAACGCTAAGACAATTGGTGCAACGCTTCTGATAGCCAAGTTGGACAGGCTTGCGCGTAACCTGCATTTCATTACGGGATTGCAGGAAAGCAAGGCATCATTCCAAGCCGTTGATATTCCCAATGCGAATACGCTTATGGTTCAATTGTTGGCGATGATTGCCGAACACGAAGCGCGTATGGCATCCGAACGTACAACCGTTTCCCTTGCTGCTGCAAAGGCGCGTGGCGTCAAACTCGGCGTGCACAATCCTAACGTAATGGCCGGTGTCATCGCCAAGGGCAAAGCATCCGCTGATAGCCTGTTTCAGATCATTCAAACGATACCCGATTATCAAAGCCTATCGAATAGAGCATTGGCTAAAGCATTGAACGATAAAGGCTTTAAGACGATCAACGGAAACGATTGGACTCATATCCAAGTCAAACGCGTCATAGAACGCTCACAGAGCGCCACACAGGCGATTGGATGATTAGGGTAGGGTAGTAGCATAGATGGCCTGTATGGCCTTGGACGGGCTTGTCTGACCGGAATTTGACCGGTCATCAGGTAGGGGAAGCCCCCTGTAGTTCTTCGTTTTTATATATAGGTCACCAGAAATTTTTTTGATTCATTTTTGGGATACGAGGGATTTCGACAACTCGCGACCATTTCGAGAAATCGCGTTGATTGATCTCTTGGCCGTTTCGGTCAGTAAACCATCCGGTGTGGCAAACGCTTTTTCTAGAGCGTGTTGAAGGTCCAGCCGATCCAATACAGGCAACTGTAGCACGCGGTTATCTGCCGGGACGTTTTCTTCCGTTTTGCTCTTATCGATGACGATGTCGAAAGCGGTTGTTGCAGGACTGGTTATTGCTATTCTGACATCGGGATAGACGGATGAAATATTAGCAATCTTGTCCTTCGTGACGCCCGACTTTGATCCAAACAAAATGGTTTTCAGGACCATTGATCCATCAAACGGTAGGTAATAGTTACCATCCACGAAATCAGCCGGTCCAAGATCAACGATACGACGCCATTCTCGTTCGTATGACCATCTGTTAAATTTCTTACGCGCGATTTGTGCTCTCTCGACTTCGGTCAGTTCTGATATCGACGTTTTGCCGAATTCAGATAGTTTAGGTCTTGTCGCTCGATAGTCGATCTTTTGATAATGGCCTGCACGCACCTCGAAACCGAGACATACGCCTTTGTGTGAGTTGGCGTAGTGACCCCACATAAGCGGTTCTTTCCAAGTTTCACTGAGGCATATGATACCAGATTTGGCACGCAACTCGTCTCGCAACTTCTGAAGTTCGTCTTCTTGAGCCTTGCTGTCTGTTGCAACGCCGAGAAAGTCGAAAGGATCGTTCAGGCTATCATACAGGGATATCTTGATGCGCCTGTCACGAACGGAGGCCAAGCCGTAGTGAAGTTTGGTGTAGTAGTACAGTTGCATCTAAACGCTCCCTGCGCACGTCTCACAACGGATACAGACTGTTGCTTAAAAATCGATTGCCGAAAAGTGGAGTAAGGTTATTCACGCAATTTAAAGGCGAATGGGGGAGGTTTGACCATCGATCTATTTTAATGGTGTTTTGATGCGTGCTCCTGCAATGTTTACCGCTGCCGTCTTCGGTTGTCTCGTGGCGTTCACTTATAATCTTGCGTGGGCAAATTCGAATGACAGTTCGGCGGTAACTTATAGGAACTGGAGTGGTCAGTGTGATGATCGCTCGTGCATTGCTAAGAATGACGATGGCATCACCATCTACTTTGATGCCCAACATTATACGTACATAACATTCCCTGCGACGAAGCGACAAATGAATACGATGAAGGGTGCGAAAGTCGAATTACCCGATGGCCTATTTGTGCTTAGCACGTTGGAGCCTGACTGGAAGAATATGACCCTGAAGGTGATGATAGCACCACATATGCGCGGTGATTTGAGTGAGAGCGACTACGTTACAATTGACGGACTTGGTGACATTTCGATTTCAAACTTTGAAGGGTTCTATCGTGTTGGCGCTGCCAAATTAGGTCTCGATGACAGCAAAAAAGTTCCTTCCGATTTGGTTCTTCCGACCCCTCCCGTTCCCTCGGTCCCATCCTCCTCTTCAATCTCGCCAAATTCCACCATTTCTGTCTTGGAGTTGAATGTGGAACGATTAATCGGTAGGACCGATGCATACGACGTAATTTGTCGGGGTTCGTCTGGTGATGAACGGGCGACGTTGACAGCGTGCAAACTTCGCGATGAAACCCTTTTACGGCTGAGCCGGGATGGAGTTTGTTACGGCAAGGCCGATCAAGAGGCATACGAGATGAAATGGCACAAGTGCGGCGAGGGTTCGATTAGACCGTAAGCCGACAAAAGCCCCACCAGTTGGTGGGGCTGTGTTCGATTTTATTGGAAGTGACTTATTATATTGTCAAGCATAACGTTTAGATCGTTTGACGGGACGTATTCTGTCAACCATTCCGTTGCTTGTTCTTTGTCTTGCTTGCGTGCGCGCTTGGAGCGTTTATGGTCTCGACTACGTGAAAGAAGAAAGATCGCGTCTGCAAGCGTAGCGTACAATTGCTTATTTTTTCCCGTATTAACGTCAGATATGAAATCGTTATGTAGATGTTTTTGTGTGAATTCAGTGGAATAGGAAATTGAAATTTCTGTGAACCTTCCCAAATTACCATTGTAATCTATACTGATTAAGAACGTGTTTTGTCCGTTGTGCAAAGTGATACGTGCATCATAATTAGGCGGGTAGATATTGTTGTTGTAATTCCAAACACAATGCTTGATCGTGATCATATCACGCGACCTCCTGCATAGGTACGTCGACACAAACTACCGTTCTAAGATCGTCAACCTTATAGGTGGTGCCGCGATGATAACCACGTCCAGCGTGCTTTTTCATCAGATTGATGGTGTTTGTATCGAGTGTTGTTTTGAAGATGTTCGTAGGACGGTCGCCGCCGATTGCGCTCAGCAGATGAGTCTTATGGGTAAAGCCGTCAGTCCTCTTGGCAGAGGTGATAATTTCACCAAAGCCCATTTCTACGAATTCATCATTGTGACGGCGGAACCAGTCACCCTGTGCTTCTATATCGGCGTGTACGAAAACTTCGTTGCCTACTACCCACCAAGCCTTCGAACGGTTCACGATGTGATCAGCCGTTGACGGTTCTACCGTAGAGCGCAGTGGGTACTTTTTGGAAAGGCGAGGGGTGTGCGGGACGATTGCCATCTGATCGTTACCGCGCAGGTCTTCCAGAGACGCGAACAAGTTACCGTCATATGTCAGAACGGTAAGGTTATCGGTCTTTGTAGAGGATAGCAGGGCTACAACACCGAACTTACGGGAACCACGAAAACGGGGTTTTGTCGGTGATGTCTTCTGTTGATCATCATTGTTAGTGGTGTTTTCAACAGGTGGTTTTTCGAACGGGACAACGTTGTCGTGCTCTTCTGAAACCGGTGTTTCTACAACCGCCTTACCGGTGATCTTGTCTTCGAAATCTTTGTAAGCGGAAATAAGATTGTCGATTGAATCGATATCAAACGACTTAATGTCAAAAACGGAAATTGCTTTTTTAAAACGTGCGATGTCGAGAGAAACTACGTTGGTCATTTGAATAAAAATTCCTTTCATTATGTTTTGCGCCCATTCGGTTTTCCTTGGTTATGGGTTGCTGTTGAAGTTATGGGTTTTGCTTTTATATGATGTTTTTCGTTTAGTCAATAGGTTGTTTGATTTATGTGTTGATTATTATCTTTTTTATAATTAGTTTGTGATAATTTGGCGTTGTCATGTTTTGTAATTTTGGGGATTTTAGGTGCGTATCGGGTCTGGTGAGTTTTGGAACGGCGACTGCTTGGAGGTGATGGGTGATATCGCAACCGGGTCTGTTGATATGATAATGTGTGATTTGCCGTACGGTACTACGAAATGTGAGTGGGACTCGGTTATTCCGTTTGAATCTATGTGGAAAGATATTTGGCGTGTTTGTAAGATGGATGCGGCTGTAGTGCTTACGGCTTCTCAACCGTTTACATCTGCTCTATTGATGTCGCAGATCGATTATTTCAGAACGGCGTTGATTTGGGATAAGGGATATCAGACTGGTTTCATAACGGCCAACAAACTACCCCTCAAGGCTCACGAAGACATCTTGGTCTTTTATCGGAAAGCGGGTGCTTACAATCCGCAGGTATCCACCTCTGATACACCCGTTAAACGCAATAGATCGAGTAGCGACCCGGATAGAGGATTTCTTGGTGGGACTGCTGGCGTGCACGGCGGTGTTTTGGATGAGGTAAGTGGAAAAACGAAAAAGGAATATTTCGTTGATAAGACCGGCTATCCGACTTCGATAGTTGTTTCAGATAACACTCGCTACTCGGTGTCTAAGTGGCATGAAACACAAAAGCCGGTAGACCTGTTTGTTCAGTTGATTCAGATGTGGAGTCGTCGTGGGGACTTGGTTCTCGATTTGACGGCTGGTTCTGGAACAACTGCCATAGCATCTGAAATAACAGGTCGCCGGTGGATTTGCATCGAACGGAACCGTGATTTCTTTGATCGGGCTATTTCGGATGTACAGCACTACAGCCGCATCTATGGGTGATTTTCGTGAATCTAGAGTCATTAGATATGCGCATAGGTCATAGGTTGAATCGATAAAAAATGTAACGCTAAGACCTTACTATAGGTCCGTCCGTTACATACCTAAAACCCCTATTTTCTGGGATTTCCCCTATATTTTACTGGAATCCCGGTTTTTAGCAGGTATGCACTCAGCGCATACCTCGTGCGTGAGTTCCACCTGAAAACGAGACGCGCCAGATCACCAAGAATATTGAAATCTAAATTGTCGGTATGCGATAAATACTAATGTAGCAGATGACGATTCATCTGTTCACATATTGAAAAGACCTAACTTTCCTAAAATACATTTTGAACACCTGTAGCCCTATGAGAATCGTAACCTCATAGGGCCTTTCATTGTCGATATACAAAAATCTAAAATATTGCGGCTAGAACGCGCCATCTGTTACAACTAGACTAAATATAGATGTAACGAACACAAACGCGAACAGATTACGACTTAGGTTCGAATCGTTACACAATGGTCAAAAAAATGATATTTTATGGAAATTAACGATATGAAAAACTTTCAATATGTAAATGCTATCTGCGGTTCTGGCAAAACAACATCCCTTATCAATTTCTACAAGAAAGTCCGTACGAGCGGTTCACGTCTTGTTATCGCTCAACCTACCATCGATCTAATGAAATCAACGGCTGAACGCTTTAAAACCGAACTCGGTGTTTCGGCTGCTCTGGTTTATCGCGAAACAGGGGACTTTGCGTCGGAATCGGCAGCAAGCCAATTCAAAGCGGCTCTCTTGAATCCTGCCTTGGATTTGATCTTCGTAACGCAAAAAACCTTGATCGATAACCCATACTTTGAGAAGGCGAACGCAGAAAAGACCTATCTCGTTATCGATGAATTGCCAGCCGTTGAAACCAGTGAATCAATCCAACTGAATTCATTCAAGCATGTTGTTTCTTCCAATATGGCTGTAGTCCCATCCAAGGTAGATGGCTATTACAACATCATCCGTTCAAGCGATGCGTACCGTAACGGATTTGATGACATCAAGACCGACAAGAACGACACCCTTGTAGAGAAATTGACGTCGTTATTCGGGGCTGTTGATAGCCTTGATATGGATGCAATTGTTGCGGCTGATATTTGGGACTCGTTCGTCAATCCAGACCTTTCATCTTACCAGTTGAACACACATCTAGTCGTTCATCCTACGATCTTTCGTCATTGGGATAACGTCATTCTGATGGGTGCGAACTTCCTCGATTCAATGCTCTACAAAACGTGGTCTACCTATGAAGGCGTGACGTTCACCCCTTGGAACCACGCGGCTAAACTACCAACCATTCATTCCGTTAAAACCGGTAACCGTACAACCATTACCTATTGCATCGACCAGAATTGGTCCCAACACCTGAACGCCAAGCACAACGTTTTGCCCGACCTCGCTGTAACCATCGCAAAGCACCTTGAAGGCCGTTCGTTCATTTGGACCGCGAACAAGTCGGTAAAAGACGCTGATATCGCACCGATCGTCCGTACCGGTATCAAAGCACCCGTAATCTCGCACGGTATCAACGAATTCCGTCACATCAACAATGCGGTTTTCCTGCCTGCTTTAAACGACACGCCCGTTCATATGTCGTTTCTCGAAACCTATTTCGGGATTGAAAAAGCGGTACTAGCCGAATCCAAATCGTTCGAAACTGCTTATCAGTTCGCTATGCGTACTAGCCTCAGAATGCCAGATGCTACGGACGCTGTTGAAATCGTGGTGGTTGATAAGCGCACGGCTGAATTCCTCGCTACCAAGATACCTGGCTCTAGCGTACGTGCACTCGGTGTCGAGATCGTACCGGTAGATGAAAAGCCATCCGTAAAGCCCGTACGTGCGCTCACAGGCGCGGAACGCATTGCCAAGAAGCGTAAGATCGAAAAGCGCTCTAAAGCGATCCTTGATACGCTGGTGCCATCTGAAGGTAAGATTGCTTATACCCGTTGGTCGTCAATCGATAACAAGACCGCAAAGCGTGAAGATCAAATCGTTAGCCTTGATGATTTCGCGGCTCGAATGGAAGCCCTTTCTAACATCACCTTGAAACATAAGTTTGACGGATGGCTAATGAACGGCGCTGGTGTTCGTAAAGCAGAAGACGCTTATTCAACGAACCTTTTGATGCTCGATATCGATAAGACCGAAATCAAGCCAACCGAGATTTCAAAAATCATCGATTGCGCACACATCGTGCATAATTCCTACAGCAACAATTCAAACGAAACCCGTTACCGCGTCATCGTTCCGCTTACCCATTCTTGCGAAGATGCGTTGGCGCGTTTCGTTGGCGACTCCATCGTTGCAAAGATCGTGACGTATGCAGGTAGCCGTAAAGCAGGTATCGACCGAGTTACACCGGTTGGTATCTACCTTGAACCTACCAAACCGGCTTCAGGTCTCGAAAGCGATCACGTTTTCATCAAAACCAATTGGACTGAAAAGGCCGTTCTCAATCCAACGGAATACGTTTCTGAATTGGTCAAGGCTGAAGTCGAAGCCGAAATTGACGTGGCACGTAAACTTGAGGCCGCGCAAGCATCCGTTCAGGCGTTGTCATCGGATGAAATTGACGCAAAGGCGGCTGACTCTCTCAGCAAGCACGCATCGCCGGCTGCTGGAACCGGTAACAAGGCTTTCAACAATTTCGCTTGGTCAATGGCTGGAAAAGGTATCCCGCTAGATCAAGTCGAACTCTATTTGCACCGCAACGCTGATATGTTCGGTTCCAAGAAGGCGGATCGTATCAAGCAAATCCCGAACATTATGAAAAACCTACGTTCGGGAAAGGTGACGGTAAAGCCATTGCCAGTTGATGGTGACACTGTTGAAAAGCCAACCCAAAAGGTAAAGGCGGATATCCTCTCTATCGTTTCCAAGCCAGTAGCGAAACCGGCACAGGTTGTGAACATCAAAGATTTAATGAAAAAACTAAAGGGAAGGGGGGCTTAAATAATGACAAAAGAATTTGATTGGGACGAATTCTTACAAACGGTGACCGGTGAAACAAGTGAATTTTATAAACCCCTACTTAGCGACTATATCCGACACGACTTAGAAACAAACGACATAGTAGCACCTGATAGCGGGTGTTGTTTTGCTACATCGCTCGAATTGATCGGGCTTGAAGAAGGTATCTGGTTAAGCGAAGTCACGGGTAACAGGGTGGTTGCACTCTATACGCTGTGTGATGTGCATCCCGGTAGCGTGAGTGAGCCTATCACAAGTGCTTTGGCTATTTTCCCTGATGATGACGTTTCTATAGCAACACTTGCGTTGAAAGGTTGCCCGTTTGTCGACTTGACTTCATAACGAATCGAAGCGAAGTGTCGCTTTATCTGTAACTAATAAAAGGATTTTTATATGATTAAAAAAATTTGGTATTGGATTGCTCTTTATCTGCTTATGATGATCTATCAGAAGTTAGCAGGTGATTCACTTACTGATTTGTGGCCTCTTGGTGTCGTTGCTGGTGGCTTGGCTGTTTATCAACTCTACCAGATCATCAAAGCGCTTCTAACCAAACAGAATCACGAACATTAAAAAAGCCCCTTTCGGGGCTTCTTTTTTATCAGGCTTTCTTGCCCTTGTTTTCAGAGATACGCTTACCGCGTTCTTCGGCGCGTTTGATGATCGCAGCGCGAACTCCACCGATATCTTCTTTTATGACCTTTTCAGCCATATCATAAACTTTGATTACGTCTTCGATTGACTTAACCTCCCACGAATTCCCTTTACCGATGGTGATAGGGAAGTGGCCGATTTTGACCTTGTAAAACAGACCATCGGGGCCATTGATGGCGGTTGCCCAATCGAACTTCGAAAACACCTTCTGCTTATCTTTGATCATCTTTTCAGCGATCTTACGCTGTTCGGTGAGGCCATCAAGCACTTTCTGTACGTGATCAACCGACTTTGTCGTTGTACCCGTGTGAATGATGTTGTCGAAAAATGCCAAGGCGTCGTTGTTGTCAGCCATTTGCTTTTATCTCCTAAAAGATGTGTTGACTTATTTTCGTACCGAGTTGGTAAAACGACGACTACGCATAAATAGATATAGATGCAACACTTATTTTTAAGATGATGACGAAAATTACAATGATTAGATATGAGATACCTTCTTTTGTGATCCAGAACGAAGCCAGAGACTATGTCCAAGCACGTCCTTCGCTACCTCAGAGTGAGGCTATAACCGAATGGATGAAAAGTAAGTATGTGGCTTGGATTGAGGATAAAATAGGCACACCGTTCGATTTCGTAACCAACACAGAACGTATGTATTTCGATGTTTCGTTTGATGATGAAACCTTTGCGGATGCTTTTCTAAAGAAGATGGGCGGAAAGGTTCACTGATATGGAAACCGAAACGAGGGAACGCCTTCCGCGCAATCCCAACGGAAATTCGCCTTATTACGAACCTGTAGCGACAGATTTGCGTAAGACGGAAGCCCACGCGGCGCATTGCAGAGCGATAGGCTTCCAGCCGGGACACAAGCGTATGGGTGGTCGAAAACCAATTCCAGAGGAAATCAAAATGCACCTTGGTGAAATGGTGGACGACGCGTTGGTTCGTTTGCACGAACTTATGTATTCGGAAAAGGATGCAGTCGCTCTTGCGGCTGTAGATAAAGTCCTAAGCCCGTTCGTACCTAAAGCCGCTCGTAAGATCGAAATCAGCCACGAACATTCCGTTTCTGACCTTTTACAGCGTGTAAACGACAAGAGGGCAGGGCTAATAACCAACGTAATTGATGTAATCCCTGAAGATGACGGTGACGATATCTAAGCACTTATAATAACAACAATAAATACAGAAATGCGTACCTTTAATATGTTCGAAACCATCGCTTCTTTTTTCTCTTGGCTGATTAACACTCACTTTGCCGCAGGTGCCGCAGGTGCACTTGTTCGCTATTCCACGACTCCCCATCGCAGCACTATGGAAACAATAGTCGGTGGTATCGCAGGTGCTTTAACCGCCTCCTACGCAACACCAGTAGTTACTAACGTTCTCGATATTGCAGACGGTTCAAACCAGTCGTTAGGCATCGCGTTCGTCTTTGGCTTGATAGGTCTTTACCTCGCTGAAGCGCTCGTACGCATCGCACAAAAATATTCAAAAAACCCCGTAATTCCAACCACCCTTACTCCGGGTGGAATCTTGGACGCATACCAAGAATCTATCTCAGAACAAAATAATAATAAGAACACTAAAGAAGATGAGTCAGGAAAACAAACACCTTACGGATGAGCAAAAGAACCGTAAAAGAGAAAAAGAACTAAATCAATTAATTGATATTTTTAGAGACGATATCTCTCTTTTTGCCGACATAGTTTTTGAATCGAAACTACGACCTAAGCAAATCGAGTTCGCAAATGCGTTTAGAGACGAACGAAAGATTACATTCAAAGGTGGAGTAGGTTTCGGAAAAACGCACGCTGTAGCGATTATGGTTTGGTGGAGTCTTATCTGTCACAACCGCATCAAAGTATCGATTTTCGGACCATCTGAAGGCCAGATCAAAACCGGTATCTGGAACGAACTCGACGTCCTGTACCAGCGTATGAATCCTGTTTTCAAACAGGCGTATTCAATCACTGCAACCAAGGCATCTAGAAACGCGCAACCATCCGAATGTTTCGCTGAATACAAACTTGCGTCAAAGGATAACGTAGCGGCGGCTCGTGGTATCCACGCGACCAATAACTTTGTCATATGTGACGAAGCGGACGGTATTGACGATACAATTTTTACCGGCGCTTTGATGAACATTATGACGGACGAGAACCCTAAGTTGGTTCTGATTTCAAACCCGTCCAGACCATCGGGCTTCTTTTACAACACTTGGACCCATCCTGAAGTCTCAATCGGTTGGGCAAAAATCCACGGTAAAGCGGCAGATAATCCAAACGTCACCGAAGCACGGCTTGCAGAAATGGCTATCCAGTTCGGCGGCAAGGATTCCCGCGATTATCGAATTATGGTCCTCGGTGAATTTCCAGAGGATTCAGCAGAGGGGCTTATCCCGCGCTCTCTTGTGGAAATAGCAGTCAATCAAACGGACGTCATTCCCGCACCTTCAGAGGCGTTTGTTTGGGGCTTAGACCCCGCTGGTGATGGTCAAGATAGAAGCGTGCTTTGTATACGCCAAGGCCGAACACTTCAAAGTATCGAAACCTATCAGAACCTTGATAGCATCCAACTCGCTTACAAGATCAGGGACGTTTACCAGAGAACGCCAGCAAACCAGCGTCCAACCGTCATAGCGATTGATACCATTGGTGTCGGCTACGGTGTTCACTCAGCGCTTAAGGAATTCGGCCTGCCGGTCAAAGGCATCAAGGTTTCTAACAAGCCAACTCGCCAACCGGAACGCTACCGCAATATTCGCGACCAAATCTGGTGGGAAACAAAGGAATGGTTTGAAACAGAAGATGTTGTCATTCCTAAGCACGACGACTTGATATTCGAACTAACCAACATTCGATACAACACAGACAACGGTAAGATTTGTATCGAATCTAAGAAAGACCTCAAGAAACGATCCAAAGGTAAATCACCAGACCACGCGGACGCTCTTTGTCTTACGTTCGCTGTTTCGTCAACTCGTTACGCATCTAAGTACGGCTTCAGCAAGCCTTTATCTTACGATAACCTCTCAATGTATGAGTAAAGCAATAAATACTCTTATATAACTTTCTGTATAAGATGAATCTCATATGTTCAATGATTTAAAGCATACTTCTAACGAGTCCAACGTAGATGATGATCTACGCGATAGCATTTCGTCTATGATCGCCGGTAAATTGCAATCCGCGACGAACTTCCATCAGTCAACATTAACCGCACAGTACGACAAGAATTTACGTCAATATTTGCGTTTGCCGATGGAAGGCGACGATAAAATCAAAGGCCGTAGCAAGTTTGTATCGAGCGACGTTCAAGAGCGCGTTGGCTGGGCTGTAGCACAAATTCTAAGCGTGATGGATGGGCAGAAATCGGTTGTTTATTTTGAACCGAAAACGACCGAACCTTATGATGTTCAGATAGCAAAACAGCAGAACACGGTTATCAATCATATCCTTCGTGAACGTAACAGTCACGTTTCGCTTTTGATGCCGTGGGTACAAAACGGTGCACTCTATGGCCTTGGTGTTATGTACGTTGATTTCGCGGCCAATCGAAAAGAGTCCCTCCCTAAAATAATCCAGAACGTTACCGACGAACAATTGGTTGAATATGTAGCCAAAGAGGAAGCGGGCGATATCATCATTGTTGAAGTTGGTGACGAAAAACGAATTGAAATCGACCCGCAGATGCTTGCCGGTTTGGCCGCTCAGATGGGTATGCCTATCGATCCGTCACAAATCGACCTGGACTCGCTCCCTGATGCAATCAAAGACCAGATTATGCCAATGGTACGAGACCTGAAGGTCCGCAACGTTGTCAAAAATCCTGAATTCACTTTTAAGGCTCTTGCGGTTGAGGATTTCGTTGTTTCCGCTGATGCATCCATTGACGTTCAAACAGGTGGCATCGTGGCCGATATTCAGGGCCATCGTTCCTATGTGACGAAAGATGATTTGTTAGAGCGCGGTTACGATGAAGCCGTGATCGATACTATCCCAACGGCAAACACACAGACCGACCCGTTGCAATGGAACCGTCAAAAGAAGGTTGGCGGAAACGATATCAAGCCAATCGGAAATACGATTGAAGTCTACGAGATTTTCACAAAAACCAAAATTGATGACAAGGTTGCTCGTCCTTACCGTATCACTGTAGCGGGTAGCATAACCGGTCCTGTGGTCCTTGGATGGCAAGAGGTGACTTGTATTTTCCCTTATGCGCCGTTCGTTCCGTTCCCGCTTGCAAATACCCTTTGGGGGCAGGGGATTGCCGACCGAGTAGGTAGCGAACAAGACCTGATTTCGAAGATCCAACGCGCCATCCTCGACAACCTGCATATGCACGTTGATCCTATCAAGATCATCAATCCAGAAGTCACTAGCGTTGACGACGCGTTATCGCTTTTCGCTGGTAAGGTAGTCCGTTCCGAAGACCCTACAGGCGGTATTTCATATAATCAGCCGCAATTCGCCGGTACTTCCGCTATGCCGGTTATCGACCAGATGAAAAACAATATGGATTACGTCACTGGTGTCGGTGGGCAGATGGTTTCTATCGATCCGGCTGACCTTCAACGCGTAGCGGCTGGTGCGAACACACAGCGTGTAAACGCACAGCAATTACTTATCGAACAAGTTTGTCGCCAGTTTGCGGATTCCGGTTATCGTTACCTTGTTCGTATCATCATCGACTTGTGTATCCAGAACCCCGAATTAGCGCAGCAGTACGTCCAGCGCCTTACCAATAACGCGGTTCCTTTCGCGATTGATGATTGGTCATCTGAAATGGACGTAAGCACGACTATATCGTTTGGATCGATGGACCGCGATTATCGCTTATCCGTTCTGAACACCACGCTACAAAGCCAGATGCAGGCTGTGCAAAGCGGTATTGCGGGACCGCAGCAGATTTACAAGACATTGGTCGAGATCGCAGAGACGGCGGGCCTACAGGGCGCGGAATCTTATTACATCGATCCGGCGACGTTGCCACCAGCACCGCCACCACCACAGCCGGTTGACCCGAACAAGTCGATGGCTGAAGCCGAAGTCCTTAAAGCACAACTTGAGGCACAGGCCGACGAGAAAAAACGCGAATTTGAGGCTTACAAGTTGCGTGTGGAAGATGATTTCCGCCGCGATGAATTGGAGCAAAAACTTGCCATCGAACAAGCCGAAATCGCAGCAAAGTATGGTGCACAGATCGATATTGCACGCCTTGAACTCGAAATGAACAAACAGCGTCAGGACGTTGAATGGGCAATCGAACGCGAACGTTTGGATGCCGAACGTAAAAAGCAGATCGAAGAACAACGTCAGATGGACGAGGCGGAAAAAGCACAAATGATGGCTGAACTCGACCAGCAAGTGCAGATGGAAATGCAAATGCAGATGCAGATGCAGCAAATGCAACAGCCACCTATGCCTCCTAATCCAATGGGAATGTAAACTATGAAACAGATGACAACAGAACAAATTACAGAGCGTGCCGAACAAGCAAAACGCCTACTTAACAACGCTGATTTCATTGACATAGTAGGTCTCGTAAAAGCCGATATTTTCGATAACTTTTGTTCCACCAACGTACTCGATACAGAGCGTAGGGAGGAACTACACAAGGTTTCATATGCATTAGACCTTATGAAAAAAAAGATAGAAACATACATTTCTATTGAGAAACTACAAAAACAATAACTTAAAAACGTTCTGTCTGCATATTGTGATAAATAAAAGTATATACAACAATATGTAGGGAATACATACTATGACAGAATTTACCAACACCCCTGATAATGGGACTGGTTTGAGCATCGATGATGCAGCAGCACAAATTACAGCAATGTGGGACTCCGCTATCGAAGAAGATGGTGTAACAACCGACGATGTAATTGTTGATGAGAATGAAACGTTGGGAACAACAGAGGTAACCGCAGACGATCAACTGGAAACAGAATCCGAAACGGAAACTGAAGTTGATGACGACACCAATACCGAAGAAGTACCTGAATTAGAATTAAATGACGAATACGAACTAACTCTAGATGACGGTTCTAAAGTCAAATATGCAGAAATGAAGAAAGGCTATCTTCGTCAGGCGGATTACACCAGAAAAACGCAGGAACTAGCGCTTGAACGTGAAAAACTCGGCACTATGGAACAGGCGAAGGTCGATATCCGTAAACAGTCACTTGGTGAAATCGAAAACATTAAGCGCCAATTAGCGGTTAAGTACAAATACGATTTCAATATCAATTGGCAGCAGTTAGCACAGGACGACCCGTACGAATACGCGCAGAAAAAAGAAGAATATGCGTCTTTCGAACAGAACGTCCAGCAGTTGCGCCAACTCGAAACGGCGATGAAAGCCGAAAACGACCGAGTTGAACAGGAAACATTTTTAGCCAACCAGCACCGTGCACGTACTGAATTGGTCGAGAAATACCCTGAATTTGCAAACACCGAAACTGCAAAGCCTATCCTTCAGGGAATGACAAAATTCCTTAAAGATCAAGGTTTTACTAAGCAAGAAATCGAAGGCATCGCGGACTCCCGTATTCTTTCTGTTCTGTACACGGCTTACAAGGCGCAAACAACCGCAAAGGCAGTGCCACAAGCAAAAGCAGCAATTGCTACAAAACCTAAAATTAATACCCCATCGAAGCGACCTATTTCAGTAAGTCAGACGGTATCCAATGACTTTGATCGATCTGGTTCAATCGATGATGCAGCGGCTTTGCTTGGCAATATGCTGATGCGAAAATAATCAACAATTATATTAAGAAAGAGAACCATTAAAATGGCAGTACATAAGACTACAGAAGCGGTTAATATATTAGAAGACCTAAGTAAGATTATTCACAAGATTACACCCGAAGAAACACCGTTCTACACCTCCATCAAGAAGGATAGAGCGACATCAACCTATCACGAATTCCTTTCACGTGAACTTGCGCCTGCAAATGCGGATAACGCTATGTCGGAAGGTGCACCAGCACCAGAGGCGGTCGCGTCACTATTGGGTCGTAAAGGAAACTGGACACAGATTTTCTCCAAGACGGCAGAGGTTTCAGGTACTCTCGACGCAGTTAGCACCGTTGGTTACGACAAGGAATCAACTGAACAGATCGCTGTTAAGACGGCAGAAATCAAACTAGACATCGAAAAAGCACTCACGTCAGCGAATGCATCAGTAGGTGGCTCTACCCGCAAACTCGGCGGTCTTGAGGCTTGGATTTCATCTAACGTTAATCACGGCGTCGGTGGTTCAACAACCGGATTTGCATCCGGTCTCGTAGGGGCCGTAACCAACGGTACAACTCGTAAACTCACAGAGGCTATGTTCACCGAGATGGCAGAGTCGCTCTATGAAGCGGGTGGTAAAGCAAAGAACGTCCTCGCATCTGCACCGCTCAAGTCAGCGATTTCTGGTTTCTCAGGTAACGCATCTAAACAGGCCGTTGCCAATAAGGAAGCGACAATCTACGCGGGAGTCGATATCTATGTTTCGAATTTCGGAACGTTCTCTATCATTCCACATCGTGAAATGAGCAAGACGACAGTAATCGCTTACGACCCCGATCTTTGGGCGGTTGCAGAACTTCGTAAACTCAAAGGCAGCGAACTCGCTAAGACGGGCGATAAGACCTCTTATCAGTTGGTGACAGAATTGACGCTCACTGCAAAGAACGAAAAAGGTAACGCTAAGATTTCTGACGTTACCGCGATCTAATAATAATAACAAATAAATTAGGCGGTGCATACCGCCTTTTTTTGTCTATTCGATAAATACTAATATATTAAATTGGTATTTTAGTGATGGACAAAAATAATATTACAGTTGGAGACCTCGTTACCGATAGAGTCTTATGGAAAGACGATGCTTATAGTAGGGTTGAATTCATTAAACGTGGCGACAAGATACACGTTGAGACCACATACAAAACAGTTGGCGCACTTCTAAAGGCCAATAATGAATTAGCAGCGGACTGGTCTCGTAACCAGAAGTTAGGTGAAATTGTCCAAGTCGCTTCTATACCCAATCACCTTTATTGGCAGTGGTACTCTGATGGAATTATTGATGATGAAGAGTATCTAAAGAGACGCCTCAACGACGCCGAGTTCGCAAAACTACGTACGAACGGTTTGGTGATCTGATGAGCATCACAAACTACCTTCAGTTGGTCACAGCCGTACAAGATTATTCGCTACGTCAAGACGCGCCTATCAATACCCTTATCGCACTTTTGGAGTCCGATATTGCGCCACTATTGGTCAATTGGCGTGCCGAAACTTCGACAACGATAACAATTCCATCTGTTACCAAGACAATCACCGTACCTTCCGACTTGATCAAAAGTCGTGCGATCTTCGTAGACGGTAAAGTTGCGAAACCTATCTCAATTTTTGACGATAAGATTCATCACAATGAAATCACCTATTACCAAACAGGTAATCAGATTGTTTTCAATTCCGTTGGAACTATCAGCAAAGCGAACATCGTTTATTACGGACGTTGTCCTTCGCTTACATCCACGCAGACAACCAATTGGTTACTCGAAAATTTCCCCAACATCTATCTGTATGGAACGCTTACGAAACTCTACGTTTGGGCGCGTGACGAAGAAGGCAAGGCAGCGGCGCAAGCAGAACTAAGCCAATCCCTACAGCAGTTAGCGGACGATCAACGCAAGCACGAGTCGATTACCAATCCGATACCCAGAGAGGTGACCGTATGGTAATTGATATACCGCTTCCACATTGGCGTCCTGATGCAGCGGATATCAACAATCCCGGTTTAAAACGCGCCAACAACTGCACACCGAGTATGGGTAACGCCAACGGCACGGTTACGTACCTACCGATGATGTCCGCTGCTTTATACGCGCCTTCCTCGCTCGATTCACCGTCTCGCGGTTTGATGACTGGTACTGACAGTCTCGGGAATGCCCACGTCTACACCGGCACAACATCCGGCCTCTATCACTTTGACGCCTCAACACAGAATTGGGCGAACGTATCCGGTCCCGGTGGATACACCACAACCGAACAAGAGAATTGGGAGTCCATTCAATATGCTTCCTCTATCATTACAACTAATTTTTCTGACAATATCCAGTACATTAATATGGATAGTCTTGATCCGTTTGCTGATCTAACGACTCTTGTTAGAGGCCGTCATATCACTGAACATCGCGGATTTGTCATTATTGGAAACACGCAAGATGAGTTTGACGGACAACAGCCATCACGCGTTCGTTGGTCCGCTCTAAACAATCCGTTTGATTGGTCATTTAGTCAGGCAACACAAGCAGATTATCAGGACTTGCGTAACGTAGGTTCCATTACCGGTCTCGTTTCCGATTCAGATGTTTGGATTTTCTGCACGAACGCAATTGTTCAGATGCACTATATCGGTACGCCGTGGTTGTATGAGTTTTCTACTGTGGTTACCGACCGTGGTTGCACCATTCCATCCTCACTGATTACCGTTGATGGTAAAACATATTTCTATGGTGGTGATGGTTGGTACGTTTTCCAAAAGGGTAACCTTCAGCCTATCGGCGTGGGTAAGATCGACCGTTTCTTTAATGAAAGTGCCGATACCGAAAACTTCCATTTGATGACGGCTGTTGCCGATGGTGACGATGAACCTATTATTATTTGGTCATACGTCTCGAAGTCGACACCGAACGGTCAAGTCGACCGCTCTCTGATCTACAATTACATCACTGGTGAATGGTCATCTGCCGACGCTCGTTCCCCTATGCTTTTCCAGTCCGTCACCTTGCCTTGGACAATAGATCAACTCGATGCGTACGGTTCGATTGATAACGTACCCGCGTCTTTCGATTCTAACATTTGGGCAGGCGGAAACGACGTTATTTGGGGCTTAGATTTATCAGGCAATGTCTACACAATGACAGGTCCGGTAATGACGGCCACCTTCGAAACGGCTGAAATGCAGATCGCGTCCAGCCTACAGGATGCCAAGACCGACCGTGCGCAAATCCAAGCCGTTCGTCCTGTGTATCAATCGCAAGGTACGGCAACCGTCACTGTTGGTAGCAAGCAGGTTCCGAACGCTGATTTGATTTGGTCAAATCCAGTGACAACAAGCGAGGCCACCGGTTACGCATACGTTCGAAATCAAGCCCGTTATCATAGCATTCGAACTACCATTTCAGGAAATTGGAACAAGATTTCAGCGCTACAAGTCGACGCAATTACAACAGGTGGCCGATGACAACTATTAATCCGATTTCAAATGTTAAAAGCGAACAGAACCTACGAACTGTCATTAATCAGGTTGTTCGACAAGTTTCTGATGTTTCAGGTAACATATCTGTTTCTGCCAATGGTGACTTCGTCTTTAAGAACACCAGATTGTACAATCTTTCTGTGATCCTTTTTTCGCCGCGTAATACCTCTGCGATGAATTCCAAATGGTACGTTGACACCATTTCAAAAGGTGAGGCTGTTATTAGGTTCACCGGTATCACTACACCAGCGTCGTTTGATTATTTCATAAGTGGTGTCGAATGATCCGTAAAGTTGATGACGCTCAAGACGCAATCGACACGTACGGTCGTTTTAGAAATCAAATTCTCGGCGTTTTGTCTCTTGCTGGTGACATAGGCGAAAGTGACCTCTTGAAACTGTTGGATGATCGTCAAGCGGTTATGATCACTGACGATGAATCCATAGCGATTGCGCAGATTATAACCCACGAAAATGACGTGTGGTGCCTCATCCGTATAGCCTCTGGAAAGTTAGAGAACATCCTTTCTGGTTTTGAATTTGTAGCCGATTGGTCAAAGAACTTCGGTGCAATCGGTATGTGTTTAGAAGGCCGCAAAGGCTGGAAACGCGTACTTTCAAGTCTCGATTTTCGAGATTTAACAATAAATACTAATAAAAATAAAAACAACGAGAAAGCAGGACTATACCTGCTCGGAAAATACTATGGCATCACAACCAAAGACGACGACCCAAACTACGCAGACTGAACCTTGGAGCGGCGCAAAACCGTATCTACAAAGTGTTTATGCACAGTACGACACAGCACTTCAGCAAGGTAAGCCGCAGGTCTGGACCGGACCTACCGTAGCAAATCAATCAAACGAAACGAAACTTGCGCAGCAAATGGCGATGCAAGCCGCTACAAACGGCAACACAACGTCAATGCTCAATAACGCGACGAACGCTACCAACAATCTTATTCAGACTGGTGGCGCTAATCAGCAAGCAAACCAGACTTACTCTAATTTGATGAACGGCCTGAATCTCGGTTCCGACCCGTCAATGGGTGGTATCGCGGCGTTGCTTTCGTCAACGGCTAACACAACGGCTCCCGGCTCTCAGACTTACGCGAACGTCGCTAACAGTAACAATCCCGGTGTAGGAGCATCACAGAGCGCGTTGACGGCAGCACAGGGCGCAAACCCAACGAATGCCAACCTTCAGGCTACGGCCTCTGGTGCGAATATTGGCAATAACCCGTACTTGAATCAGAGCATCGCGAATAACCAACAGAACATCGCGGATATGCTCAAGAATTCAACGTTGCCTTCTCTGAACGGTCAAGCGGCGGCTCTCGGTCGTAATGGTTCTGGTGCTTTTGCATCACAGATCAACACGGCAACCGGTACAGCGGCTAACCAGATGGCGAAGGTCGCTACGGATATGTATGCGAACCAGTACAACACCGATGTCAACAATATGTTGGCGGCAAATACACAGTTGTCAAACAATCATAACACTGGTGTTCAAAATCAGATTAGCGCGGCTAATAACCTTGGTAACGCATTTGCTCAAAACGCAAACACACAGTTGACAGGTGCACAAGGACTCGACCAAAACTACCAGAATTCGATTTCAAATCTTTCGAGCCTTCTTGGTCAACAGTCCAATATGTATAACCAAGGCGTATCGAATAACCTCAATAACGCGAACCTTACTCTTAATGCTGCAAACGCTGGAACTAACGCTTCTCAGGGCGCAGCAAACACGCAACTTAACGCGGCTAACAACGCTGGCAATATCTATCAGAATTCACTTCTACCGGCTGAAACTATCGGCAACATCGGTGCGATGAATGACGCCTATGCACAGCAGGTGTTGAACGGCCAGATTAGCCAGTGGGATTTGCAGCAACAGACACCGCTTATTCAGTTGGCGAACTTTGCGAACATTCTTAACGGTGGTGGTTACAACAGCCAGACCAGCCAGACCACACAACCCGGCAACTCTGCTCTTTCCAACATCCTTGGACTTGGTACTTCGTTCCTCGGCTTCCTTTCTGACAGACGCACTAAGGAAAACATCGTGCGTGTCGGTAAGTCACCTAATGGTTGGGATATGTATTCATATAACTACATTGGTGATGATGAAACATATGTTGGACCTATGGCGCAAGAAGTTGAAGTGGTTCGTCCAGAACTTGTTACCGAGATTGACGGTCTCAAGTGGATTCATCCAGACACATTTAAAGATTTAAGTATTTCAGAAAGCGTACATTAAGATGGCATCAATTTGGGATTGGCTCGGTAATCGAGCGGATATTACTTTTAACGGGACTCGCGCTGTTGATGAGAAAAGACGCAGAGAGGAAGAAGCCGAACGTCAACGCCTTATAGAAGCACAGCGTTTGGCCGATCTTGAGGCACAACAGCAGACGTATGTTGAAGATGCCTATGCGGACGAATTGTATCGCCGTGACCGCGCAAATACCGGTGCTGCAATTGAATTAGGTCGTCAGAATATGGTTTCTGATATGACCCAACCAAGCCGCATCGTAACCGAACAACCAAGCAGATATGTTGACGACAGGGCAGGGCGCTTACGTGAAAGCGATCCTATTTTGGTTGTCGAAGATGAAGTCGTAGATACGACACCGTCACCAATGTCTTACGTTTTGACCGGTGAATCATATTCCGATCCAAGAGAACCAGAGGCAAGCATACCTAACGATTCAAATGCATTTTGGGATTTCCTCGGTCTTGCTGACAAGGAAGACCGCAAGCGTTGGTCCAACGGTATGTTGCGTGCTGGTGGTGCCATTCTTGCGGGCAACGATCCTGATGTATGGCGCAACCTCGGTCGTGGTATCAATGCTTATGGTGAGGCGGGCGACTCCTACGATAAGGCAGCACAGGAACGCGCCCTTGGTCAGCAGCGCATTGACGCTGGTAAACGCACCTTGGATGAAGCCGACCGCAAGAAAGCAATTCAGGCAGAGATTTCGAGCATCATTCAAGCGGCTGGACCTGATGGGCTTAATGTCGCTCAAAGACAACGAGTAGCAGCGCTACAGGCCGAACTAGGCGACTATACAGCAGCAAACAGCATCTTAGGAAACACTACAGGTGATACGGCTTCCATCAAGGAATACCAGTATGCCGTCAAAAACGGTTTCAAAGGAACCTATGTAGATTGGGAAACACGCAAATCTAAAGGTGTCGGTTCGACCGATCTACAGCGAAATCTTGATCGAATAAACGAAGAACGTGTTGCAAGCGGAAAGCCTGCAATGACTATGGAGGACTATCAGGCAGAGCAAAACCGTGTAGCATCTGACACTAAATTTGCAGAGGAAGCGGGTAAGAATAACGCCTCTATGTTCAAGACCCTTACGGAAGATGGTCTTAACGCTCGTACCGATCTTGCAAACATTGAAGTCCTCGACACCGCGCTGAAAGAAACCCCCGGTGGTTTCACCAACTTGGTTATCCAAGGCGCTAACAATTGGGGTCTTGGTGATATGGTTTCCAGCAACGCTTCCAGCGTTCAGGTCGCATCAGCAATGATTGACAAGTTGGTGCCGCTACAGCGTCCAGCCGGTTCCGGTGCGGCTTCTGATGCCGATATGCGTTTGTTTAAAGGCTCTCTACCACAACTTCAGGGTACGCCAGAAGGTAACCAACTTATTGTTGCATCTATGCGCGGCCTCGCAAACTACAAACAGCAGTTAGGGCAAATCGCGGCGCAGGCGCAGGCAGGTCGAATTAGTCAATCCGATGCTCTTGCACAAATGCAAGCACTTCCAGACCCACTTGAGGAATTCAAGCGTTGGAATAAAGAGCAATCAACACGCAAAGGTAATTCGAACGGAACACTTGGCGGTCCGGTACTGAATCCTAATTCGTCAAATCTACCCGCTCATTTAAGAAAGAGGGGGTAACGATATGGCTATAAACAAGCGTTTGTTAGGACTCATTGATAGAACAGAAGGTGGCGGTTCATATAGTACGCTGTATGGAAATCGTCAGAGACGCAAAGGTTCACCATTCGAAGGTGTTGACGTTTCCAATATGTCAATTGGTCAGGTCATCGATTTTACCAGACCTGATGGTGCATATGGACAATCTGTCAAAGGTGAAATCGGTCGAGTAGCAACACCTACCGGCAGGTTTCAGATTGTTGGAACGACTCTTCGAAATGCCGTCAACGAATTGGGCCTTGATCCTAATACGCCTTACAACGCAGAGACACAGGATTTAATAGCAAACCACCTTGCGCAGAAACGTTTGAATTCCGCTGATTCTATGGCTGGTAAACGTGCTGCTATGAGGGCTGAATGGGAAGGTTTGCAACACGTATCCGACGCCGACCTTGATGCTGCAATTCTCAATCAAGGCGACTATACCCCGCCTTCAGGTCAACCATATCAGCCAACACAGGTAGCGTCATCACAGCCTACAAAAACACCAATTCCAGAAGGTGCCGATCCTCGAAACTACGATGCGAACGGTAAAGAGTTGACCGGCTTGAAAGGCTTTGGTCGCGATATCAGAAACGGTATCGATGATGCGATAGGCGTCAAATTAGATGATGACGGAAACAGATCACTTTGGGGCTTTACCCTTGATGGCAAGGATTCCGACCTAACCAACCTTGCAGGTTTTGGTTCTGCTCTTGCGGGTATGGGAAGCGAGAAATCAGCACCACCACCCCCACCACAAGGCGGTCGTATATCAGGTGGTTCGTCTGCAACTGTACAACTCCAATTCGCTGAATCCCTTGTAAATACTAAAGAAGAAGATGATCCGCGCAAACGTCGCGGCGGTTTGGTTGGCTTTGGCGGATTTACCAGACGCGCATAATTTGAGAAAATATAATGGCAGATAACAATAAGAAACCTACGTCCGTAATGTTTGGTGGTGCACCTACCGCACCTAAGAAAAAGCGACTTTCAGAAGCCGATAGACAACTCATTATCAACGCGGGTGAAAATCCAGATGATTACGAGTACGAGGACGGTTACGACCCTGAAAATCCATCTGCCTTTGTCCCGCCAAATCAAGCACCAACTACGCTATCAGATGCCGACAGACAGTTGATTATTGATGCTGGTGAAAATCCTGATGATTATGAATATGTTCCCGGCTACGATCCGAACAAACCCTCTGCACCTAATGCGCCTTGGACTCGTCAAGACGGCGATACGGTATATTACGACGACAACACACCTGTTTCTGTAAAAGCAATTAATCAGGAAGTCCCGGCTTCGGTACGTGCTGAAGTCGCAGCGTTGACTAAACCAGAGGACCGCCTTCGTGCGCTCCGCAAATACTATCCAGATGCGCAAGCAGTTGGCACCGAACAATTCATTATGCGCGATCCCGAAACGAATAAGCCGATGGTTTATAATATCGAAGGTTGGACGCCATCGTGGGGTGATGTCGCGGATGCGTTGCCAGAGGTAGCGGGTACTATCGGTGCTACGATTGGTGGCATAGGTGGTGCGGCTCTTGGCGGCGGTTCTGGCTCGGTTGTTCCGATTGTTGGTACGACTACCGGCGCGCTTGCCGGTGGCGCTGCTGGTGGTTCTGCGGGCTATACAACGGGCAAGCAATTGTATGAGCGCGGTATGAACTGGCTTTATGACAACGAGGATACCAGAACCACAGGCGAACAAGCCCTTGATATCGGTAAAGATGCTCTCATTGGTGCAACCGCTGAACTCGGTGGTGCTGTTGCGGCTCCTATCATTGGTCGTGGTTTTCGTGCCGCTGGAAACGCTTTGCGTCCTTCTCGTATCTTTGGCGGCTTGTCACCAGCCGATGACGTGGCAAGCGCTGCAACTCGTTTGAGTGATTTTGAACAAATCGGTGTAACCCCGACTCCCGGTATGATTGGTGGTGCTAACGCTGCAACCCGTGAACAATCCCGACTTACCGGTAATCAGGCGATGTCAAACAGGGTAGGGGAAGTTTACGATCAAGTCGGCCAACGTTTCGATGATGTTATTGAACGTACGACAGGTGGCCGTAATCTCTCCGCTGCTGAAGCGGGCGATGCTATCCAACAGCGTGCAAGAGATTTCAAAGATATCACCAAGCAGAGACAAGCCGAACTTTATGACCGTGCTGGCGAGTTGACGGACGGCGTTCCGGCATCCGCGACCAATACCTCAAACTTTCTGAAAAGTACCCGCGAGGAATTTAAGGGCTTAGGCCAATCGGCAAAGATGAATTCAGGTGATGCGTTCGAATCTGCGATGAAACAGGCTGAAGCCATTGTAAACGATGTGAACGCTGGTGCCTCTTTCGATACCTTGAAACAAGCACGTACAGCGATTGGCGACATTGCGTTTGGACGCGATCTTGGAACCAAGGAAAGCCAACTTTTCAGAAGCCTATACAAATCGCTCACTGACGATATGACCGAAACAGCGGCAAAGGCTGGTGACGACGCTATTCAGGCAATGCGTAAGGCGAACAACTTTACGGCTCGAATGAAGAATCCTGGGAATCTGGTTAGCCAGAACGTACCGGACGAAATTCTTAGAAAGCAGGTTCCCGAAGCCGCTTACAAACTCGTTATGTCTGGTTCCAAGAATGCCGGTTCCAAGATTACACAAATGGTTCGTCAGGCTAAGATTGCCGGTGGTGACGATGCTGTAAGGGATATCGGTTCAAGCGTTTTCAACAAACTCGGTCGTGACAAAGCAGGTGATTTTTCACCAAGCCGTTTGATTGCCGATTGGGACGCGATTCCAAAAGAAACTAAGACCGCGCTCTATATGACAAAGGACGGCAACGAACTTCGTAAAGCGATGGAAGACATCGTCAAAGTATCCCGTCAATTGGTTCAATATGGCGGCACAAAGAACCATTCGAATACGGCTCGACACCTATCATCGCAGTTGAACGACTTCGTAAACACGGCTTCCATTGCTGGTGCTATCGGAACCGCATCACCTTCTGCTTTAATGATTCCTATCGTGAAATACGGTGCGGACAAGATGTCCAAGAAATACGCTTACAAATTGTTCTCAAGTCCTGAAACATTGAAATGGATGGCAGGTCTTAATCAGGGAACACAAAGAGGCGCAATTAATAGGCTTTCTGCGATTCATCGTAAAACAACGGACGTAAATCTTAAGATCGCTATTCGTGATTACCTGAACGATTTGCAGGTATCTCAATAAATATAAATAAGAACCAAAAATAATAATAAGAAGAAGAATTAGATGGTTGATATTATCGATAACAAATGGACCCAACGCGATGACGGGAATATCTCGGCATCACCAGACGGCGTCCAAGGCGGCTATTCCCCCAAAACAGTAGCCCCGATCATTCAGGCTATTCGTGGCGCTGTTAAACGTGAATGGGTATCGTCAAACCCTGCTTTCACATCTACCGGCACTGCTAACAATTACGCTCTTTCGTTCGACCAACCTTTGGAAATCGGTAAAGGCAAACGTATCTCGTTTTTCGCCAACGTCACGAACACAGGCGCATCAACGATCAATCTGAATACGCTTGGTGCTGTTGCAATCGTTCGTAACGATGGTTCACCCCTACAGGCTGGTGACATTGTGGCGAATATGCCGGTTGATTTGGTTTATGATGGCACTCGATTTGTACTAACCTCTAGTCCGATCCTTTCCAACATTTCCGGCACGATCAAGGCTACAGCGTTCGAAGGAAACGGTTCGGCTCTTACGAATATCAACGCATCTAACATTTCGTCTGGAACGCTTAACAATGCACGTTTACCGGCTACGATGACCGGTAAAACGTTCTCGTCCGAAACAACCATTTCTGCGGGTGGCCTTAAAATTACCGCTGGTGATATCGTTGTTTCTACGGGCGGGGTGGGTATTGGTGGCGATCTTGCGGTAACTGGTAAGACAAGCCTTGTAGGGGACACATCGGTCGTTGGTACGCTCTCACAGGGCGGTTCACGCGTTCTTACGTTGGCTGATACCGGCGTTGGTAAAGGTCTTAACGCCGACCTACTGGATGACAAGCACGGCTCCTTCTACCTCGCACGCGAAAACCACACCGGCACACAGCCGGTCTCTACAATCACCGGATTGGACACTGTATTGACCGCCAAGGTCTCCAAGGCTGGCGATACGATGACAGGAAACCTCGTTCTTTCTAACGGTTCAAACCCTACACCGATCACGTTCAATGCAGCAAATGGGTCCATCACGGCTGGCGGTTTGGTACATATTCAATCTTCGGGAACAAATGCAGCCGTCCTTGAAATGAGAGCACCTGCTAACGCTTCCGCTATTATTGATTTTAGCCCGAACGGCTATGGAGGCGACTTTGTTTGGAGAATTAACGCTCATCCAGACACTGCATCGTTTGATATCATTCACACTGGTACACATCGTTTCCGACTAAGAAATGATGGCGCGATTTGGAATTCGTATTCCGGTTGGCTGCACGATAAATTTGCAGACCGTGGCGCACAGATACAGCACAATTCCGGCGTCTGGGAATTTGGTTCAATCGATCCCAACTATAATGACCGAACCACCGACGCACCAAATCCGTGGGTATTGGTTGGTTTGCGTGGCGCTAGAGGAACAAACGTCATCAATATGCGCGCCGTTTGGCTTCGAAATAACTGATTTTAGGATATGGATTTATGGACATCGATTTTACGAACTACCCGCACGACTTATCAAGCAACGAACTGATTTTCATTATTGCCAGAGAATTTCCAGACTTAGTGCACGGCGTTGATTATTGGGCAATGCATCAGGTTGAACATAATTCATCAAAGCGAATTACTCCTGCTATCATTTACCAATGGAACGTGTCTTTGCCTCAACCATCACCAGATAATTTAGCCGCTTTCGCGGTTATCTATTCAACTGAATTAGCGGCAATGCGTTTGGCAGAAGAACGTCTTGCGCTCTATCCCCCGATGACGCCGGTCGAGTTTAGAAATGTGCTCACTGCCAATGCGATCTATCCAAGAGCCGTTTCCAATTTAATTGATGCGGTAGAGGACGACGCGTTGAACGCCCGCCTTGCAACTGTATGGGAATATACGGACTGGTTCCGTCGCGATGGTGAATTCGCTGTATGGTTGGCAAGCGCCTTAGGTAAGACGCCTGCCGAGTTTGATGATATGTGGAAAATCCCAACCTAAACACAAAAGCCCCAATCAAGGGGCTTTGACTTTCTCTCGGTATTCTTTTCGAGCCTCTTCAACAATTGCCCTCACGCGAGGATCGCTAAGAGGATTTGTCATCTGTGCGATATAGCCTTTGCCATATGTTTTCGTGTCGGTCATTTCTGCACCTCGACAAAATTCACGCCATTGACACCAAGAGCAAGGCAGATGCTTGAAAACAAATTATGGATATTGCGAAGTTGATCGTATGAAAAATCGTCATTGTGACGGTGCGTTTTGCCGTGATAATTACGTTTTTTGTACATTATTTTGTCATTCAACAAACCTTTGACCATCGTTTGCCAAGTCTGTTTGGCACCACGACGATTAACTGTTGATGCGGTTGTGTGCATAATGCTCCAAATGTCATTTTGAAAAGTATCGTCAAGCGTGTCGGCTTCGTCCAAAAGTCCGATAATGAAAACCTCAGTCAAGAGGTTGTGCAGCGTTCTACGATGATCTTTTTCGATATCGAGAAACGGACGATTGTGGTTCGTTCCGGTGTACTTGACCTTATAATTTAACGTCAGCGGCGCGTCGTATAAATCGGACAAGACCAAAGATCGGCCATCGTTACCAACATCGAATACGGACCCGTCAACAGCCGTATAGTCGCTAATGAGTTGTTCGTTAAAGGAAAGCGTTTTCTTAGCCGCTGTCAAAGGTTGGGTCTTTGGCTTTGCGTCTGAAAATGTGAATAGTTCGTCTTGATAAGTCATCTTGTTTGATCTCCGTTGTTTTAAGTTGGTCCCTTTTTTTTACCAACTACTTTTATTTATCTTTTGACTTCAAAACGTACCGAATAACTATATAAAAATTAGAATTTGGCTTATATGATAAATAGTAGTGTAAGATGTATGGGTTTTCCTTGAATCCTTTCTCCCGCAACATCTTATGGCAGGTACAACACCTATTGGTCTCCCTCCCTTTAAACTCCCCTCGGATGTTGTACCTGCCTCCCTGTTTATTTCCCCTTCTTTCGTTTCGCGTATTCGCTACCGTCTATCCATTTGATGCCGTGTTTTTCGCACCATTCGGCGTAGGTCGTCTTAGAGCCTTTATAAAGCGGTAGGTTCGGCTTCATAAAAACCATCGTGATATCGAGGTCTGGATATTGGGCTTTGATCGCTAATTGCTTGCTGCGATCCGCTGAAACGAAACGGCCTTTGGTTTCGAAAATATGGCCTGTCTCTGGATCGATCCAATCCGGTGTGTATTGATGCTCAATCGTATATTTCAGGCGTACGGCTTCATATTTTAGATGCGGATGAGCGTCACCAAACGCCTTTTCAAATTTATTTCGTGTCAT